ACTTCGGCTTCGGCTGCCTGATCGAGAACGTCGAGATCCAGGAGGCGCCGTAAGCCATGGCGAACAGCCCCGCGAAACGGCACTACCAACGCACGCTGGCGGCCCAGGAGGCCGCCGGCAAGGCGCCCGGCCAGCTGATGGCCGGCGCCACTGCGTACGAGCAGCACATGGCGATGCTGCAGCACGATCGTCTGCGCTTGAAGCAAGTCCAATCGGACCAGGGTAAGGCCGAGCTGAAGCGCCAGATGCTTCCGGCGTACGGCAGCTATCTGGAAGGCGTGCTGGAAAGTGGCAACGGTGCCACGGACGAAGTCGTCACCACGATCATGGTCTGGTGTTTCGACGTGGGCGCCTTCCGCGAAGGGTTGGCGATCGCCGACTACGTGTTGACGCACAACATGGCGATGCCCGACCGCTTCGCGCGCTCCACCGGTTGCCTGGTGGCCGAGGAGATCGCCGAGGCGGCGCTGAAGGCGCAGCGCATCGGTGAGCCCTTCGACATCGCAGTGCTCGATCGCGCTGCATGGCTCACGGCCGAGCAGGACATGCCCGATCAAGTGCGCGCCAAGCTGCACCTGGCCTCGGGCCGCGCCGTGCTGCTCGCGTACGCGGACGACGTTCTGCCGCCGGCGGCTGAGCTGCAGGCGTCCGTCGACCACCTCAAGCGCGCCATCCAGCTGCACAGCGCGTGCGGCGCCAAGAAGGATCTGGAGCGCGCCGAGCGCCTGCTGAAGAAACACGCTGCTACGCCCCCGGCCAACACCGGCGAAGGCGCCAGCAGCTAACCGAGCGTCCCCACGCAACCCCGCCGGCTCGGGGCCGATCCGCACGAGCTCTCTGCGTGCGGTGACGCCCCGACCACCGGCGACCACAGGGCAACCATGAGCGGATTCATCGCCAACGGCACCGCAGGCAACGAAGCGGAGATCACCAACGACGGCTTCTGGCCGGCGATCGATCCGAATGCGTTGCGCGCGCGCATCCGCCTCGATGGCAGCGTGTCGGCCGAACGCCTGCGCGCCGCCGTCGTTGACGCCATCCTCACCGCCAACACCGAGCTGGCCGCGTGGAAGTCGCAGCAGCTGGCCGCCGGCCGCGCGAAGCTGGAGGACGTATCGGCCGTGCAGGTCGACGGCAAGCCGCGGCTGGTGCAGCTGTACCTGCGCATCGTCGCGTGCGCGACCGCGGCCGAAGTTGCGGAGCGGTATCGCTCGTACGACACGACTGCGGCCGGCAACCAGCGGGCCGACGATCTGACGCCGAGCATCGACGAACTGCGCCGCGACGTGCGCTGGGCCATCCGCGACTTTCTCGGCACCCCGCGCATGACGGTGGAGCTGATCTGATGCGGGTCTACGCGCACCAGGGCGACACGCTCGACGCGCTCGTGTGGCGCCACCTGGGCCGTACCGCGGGCCTGGTCGAACAGGCGCTGGAGTTGAACGCGGGCCTGTGCGCACACGGCCCGGTGTTGCCGCACGGCACCGCCGTCGAGCTTCCCGAAATCACCACCACCGCCACGGCCCCCGAACGGCCGCTGGTCCAGCTCTGGGACTGACGCAATGGCCGAACCGACTTCTCTTTCCGGTGCACCGCTCGCCGCCGGCGTCGGCCTGGCGGCGCTGCTGCCTGGCGTGGACGGCAACGCGCTGATCGGCGCGTTCGCGGGCGCCACGTTGTTCGTGGTGTCGGCTAAGTCGCTGCCGATCTGGCAGCGCCTGGTGTACCTGCTGATCAGCATCGTCGCCGGCTACCTCGCCGCGCCCGACATCGCACGCAGCCTGCCCCTGCTCTCCACCGGCGTGGCCGCATTCGGCGCATCCGCGGTGGGCATCACGATCACGCTCGCGGCGATCGAGAAGAGCCGCAACTTCGACTTCAGCTGGCTGCGCCGCGGAGGGCCGCCGAGTGCATAGCGCCGTCACCACGCTGACCCTGATCGCGTGCATCGCGATTTGCGTCCGCCTCCTGTCCTACCGACGCGGTCCCGACACCACGCACCGCGTCGGCGTCGGCCTGTGCGCCTGGCTGCTGATCGTCTGCACCGGTGGCCAAGCCTTGCACATCCTCCTGGTCGGCGCAGCCGCGCACACCAGCCCCTGGCAGCTCGGCGTACTCGCCGTGCTCGCGGTGCTCACCTACCGCGCTCGCGGCAACGTGGCGCGCATTCTGAGGGTCGATTGATGATCAACGACGATCAGCTGGCGCAGGTGATGCGCTGCCCGGCCGCACGAGCGAAGCGTTGGCGCCCTGCCCTGACCACGGCCATGCAACGCTTCGGCATCACCACGCCGCGGCGCGTGGCGCACTTCCTCGGCCAGCTCGGGCACGAGAGCCTGAGCCTGTCGCGCACCGAAGAGAACCTGCGTTACACCACGCCCACGCGCGTGGTGGCGGTGTTCCGTAAGTTCGACCTCGACAAGAACCGCCGCATCGATCCCGAAGAGATGGCGAACGCCAAGCGCTACCTCGGCCAGCCCGAGGCGCTGGCGAACTTCGTGTACGCGAACCGCAACGGCAACGGCGACGTGGCCAGCGGCGACGGCTGGCGCTATCGCGGCCGCGGCCCGATCCAAACCACGTTCCGCAACAACTACCGACGCGCCGGCGAAATGATCGGCGCCCCGCTGGAAGAGCAGCCGGATCTGCTGCTCGACGTCGACATCGGCGCGCTTGCGGCCGCGGCGTACTGGAAGGACAACGGCCTGAACGCGATCGCCGACCTGGGCGACGTGCTCATGGTGAGCCGCAAGATCAATCTGGGCTCGGCGACCACGAAGCGCACGCCCGAAGGCCTGAGCGAGCGTATCGCGCGCACGCGTCACGCGCTGTCCGTGCTGGGGGCTCGCTGATGTCCGCGCGTTCGATCGTCCTGCTGCTCATCCTGCTGGCGCTCGCCGCGATCGGTTTCGGCGCGGCCTTCCAGCAGCAGCGCATCGGCGCCGCGAAGGCGGAAACCGAACAGGTGCGCCAGCAGCTGCGCGCCATCACGAGTGAACGCGACACCGCGCGCGAGGAGCGCGACGCGGCGCGCGGCACCGTCATCACCGTGACCGAGTACGTCGACCGCGTGCAGACGGTCTACGTCGCCGGCAAAACCATCACCAAGGAGATCCCGGTCTATGTCACTGCGCAGGCTGACGCCGCTTGCACTATTCCTGCTGGCTTCGTGCGCATCCACGACGCCGCTGCCGCCAACATCGCCCCGGCACCCGCCGCCGGAGATCCTGATGCGCCCGCCGCCGGCGCTACGCTCTCTGCCGTCGCCGAAACCGTCGCCGACAACTACACCACCTGCCACGCCATCCGCGAGCAGGTGATCGGGCTGCAGCGCTGGATTGGCACCTTGCCGGAGGCCAGCCGTGAGCCCGGTGCTCGCAGCCCTGATCGTGGGCTTCCTGGTCGGCCTGGCGTTCGGCGTGTGCCTCGTGCGCGGCGAGCCCGATGCGCCGCCGCGCGTGCACCGCCGAGTGCGCGCGCCGGCCTGCGCATCCACGCGAGGAAGCCATGATTAAGCCGCAAAGCCTGCGCGAGCATCTGACGGCGGCGCTGCCCGAGCTGGCACGCGATCCCGATCGGCTGCTGGTGTTCATCAAAGGCGGCACGCTGGCGGCGACGTTCGCGAAGCCGCTGTCGTTCGAATACCGCTACACGCTGAGCCTGATCGTGACCGACTTCGCCGGCCACCCGGATGCGGTGATGGTGCCGCTGCTCGCATGGCTGGTGCGGCACCAGCCCGAACTGCTGGCGAACCCGGAACGCCGCGCCGGCATCGCGTTCGACGCCGAGTTGCTGGCCAACGACAAGGTCGATTTGGAGATCAAGCTGCCGCTGACCGAAAGCGTCGGCGTGCATCCGCGCGCCGGCGGCGGTTACGACGTAGAGCACTACCTGGAACCCGAGCTGGAAGCGCCGTTCCCGGCGGGGCGCTGGGACGTTTACCTCAAAGGCGACTGGATCGGCGGCTGGGATTCGCCGGCAGGCTGACGCATGGACGATTTGCAGCAGCTAGAAGGATGGGCCGGGCCCTTGCTGGCGAAGCTGCAGCCGGCCGCGCGCAAACGCCTGGCGCGCCTGGTCGGCACCGCGCTGCGCCGCAGCCAGGTGCAACGCATCCGCGAGCAGCGCAACCCCGACGGGAGCGCCTACGCCCCGCGCAAACGAGCCCAGTCGGGACAGATCAAGCGCCGCGCCGATCGCATGTTCCAAGGGCTCACGAAGGCCAAGCACTTCAAGGTGCAAGCCAACGAGCAGGAGGTTGCGGTCGGCTTTCTGGGCCGCGTCGCGCGCATCGCATGCGTGCACCAGGAAGGCCTCAGCGATCGCGTCACCGCCGACGGGCCCACCGTGCGATATGAGCGCCGTGAACTGCTGGGCTTCACCGACGCAGATCGACAGACGATCCGCGAGCTACTGCTCGAACACCTAACTTGATGTTCCGGCACGTCCGTCATGTTGCGGACGTTCGCTAATTATCCCTCGCAGTATGTGCCGCAGCGCGTCGCATAGGCCCTCCAACGTGTATGGCTTGCCCAGCAACTGGCGCGCGGCAAAACGGTATGGGATCTCCTCGCGGCGGGCGGCGCTGGCAAAAAAGAATGGGATCCCGGCGGCATCCAGATGGTCCGCAACGTCGAAGACGGTGCGCCCATCCACATTGACATCGAGCATTGCGCCGTCCGGTCGATACCCATCGTCGAGCGCTAAGAACGCGCTTTTGAGAGTAGCGGCGTGGACGACATCGTACTTCTCCAACTTCAGCGCCTCACTCAGAACCTCGGCCAGGTCGTGATTGTCTTCCACTAGCAGAAGCTTCATGAGTGTTGTTCCATGCGAGCAATGCGCCAAGGGAGCGACCTGAGATTGCGCTACAAGCTGCCGGGAGGCAAATTGCAGTCGAACAAGTCACGCTAGCTTCACCCCGCGATTACACGGCTTCACTTTCGTCAGGTCCGTAGAAGCGAGCTCTACATTGCGGAGTCGTTGCTGCCAACGGCGAGCATTGAAATCTTGATTGCACCTGTGCGCTTGGTGTCGTCATGTCCTTCACCGCCGTTGACCTTTCGCGGTTGCCCGCGCCTGCCGTCGTCGAACAGCTCGACTTCGAAGTCATCTATGCCC